ATCTTGAGTCTGACACAGATATAAAATATAGCTCAGGCTTTTCTAGAATCATTGACGATCCCACTCACACGGCATTAAAGAAAATATGCCGTGCTTTGCTTTTATCTGATAGCTAAAAAAAGAGCTCCCGTGGGATGCCTCTTTTTGCGTGCTAGTTGGTATCACACCAACTCCAACCCAAGTTCTTCCAGGATCATCTCCTGATCAACCTTCCTCGACTCCTCCCGCTGCTCCCCCCAGAAGCGGGCGTTCTCTTCTTGCAGTGCGGCATCCGCCCGAGCCCGACGCTGCGCCTCGACCTCCTCCTCCCGCATCTGCTCCTCCGTGACGCACCCTTTGCACCGGCAAGCCCAGCGCCTGAAGGAGTCGGATTGCAAGGCCACGCCGCCGCAACCCCCGCACTTACATGTGCACTTCATCGGCGGCTGCTCCACGTCGATGTAGAGGTCGCCCTGGACATCACCAGGAAGAGGGCGAAGCCCGTCGCGGTAAGTGAACCGCTTAAGAACTTCTAGCGACTCGCCCTGAGCTACGACGAATGCCTCCGCCTCGGCCACAGTTCCTGTGAACTTAACCTCGTAGTCCGCGTATGACCCGACCCTCGCCATCACCGGGCGGCTGTTGAACCACGCCATCGCTTGTTCAAAATCAGTCATCATAGCTTTGCCTTTCATTCCGCTCGATGAGTTTATTAATCAATGACCAGGCTTCATCAGCACAGATCCCTCATCAAAGTACTATACCCTTATTCTGGCTATTAACTTGACCGGGCCGGCGGGGAGGGGTAGGTTGTCCGCCTATGAATAGACTTTCTTGGAACGAATATGCTTTAAAGCTAGCAGAGGTGGCAGCCCTAAGATCAGAAGACCCATATGTACAAGTAGGAGCCTGTATACTAGACAAGGATAATAGAGTGCTCAGCTTGGGTTATAACGGCTTAGCTCCAGGTACTAACGTTGATCCTACATTCTGGGAAGATAGAGATGGACGGAGGCCCTACATGCTTCATGCCGAGGTCAATGCTTTATCCCTTGTAAAGCGAAACGAAGGAGCAGCTATTCTGGCTTGCAACTTACTCCCTTGTACTAGTTGTGCTCAGATGATAGCGGCCTACGGTATTAAAACTGTGGTGTATAAAGAAGAGTACACCAGAGATGACCAAGCTAAGAAGATATTTACCTTCTATGGCATTGATCTTATTAGCCTGCAGTAAGAGTCAGCAAGTTAACTAGAATCTTCGGAACGTCACCAGATACAAATGATCTTGATGTTAATAACGGGCTTAAGTATTTATCTGTAGGAGTAAGGTATTTATTGCAGCAAATAATTCTAGAAAAATTTTGACATCTGCGTGGAGAAGACCTAATTTATCCGTCCTATGACATTCGAACAATACGATGCGGAGACAGGAAAGACGATGATGCCAACGTCTAACAACATTGAGTACTTAACCCTTGGTCTTGTATCCGAGGCTGGAGAGGTGGCAGGCAAGGTGAAGAAGATTATAAGAGACAAAGGCGGAGTTATAACTGATGCTGACAAATTAGAACTACTAAAAGAGATTTCAGACTGCTGCTGGTACGTTTCAAGGCTCTCGACTTTCCTTGGCTCGTCAACAGAAAAAGTTTGCGAGATTAACTTTCTTAAATTGAAGTCGAGAGCTGAACGTGGGACGATAAGTGGATCGGGAGACAACCGATAATTAAAAATAGAATATTATGCAAGAGACGACATTTAAACTTTCCGACAATTTCCTGTCGAAATATAAGAAACAGAAACCACCATTTGGATTTAACGGACTTGGAGAGCTCATTTATATGAGAACCTACTCAAGACTTAAAGAGAATGGTGAAAACGAAGTATGGTGGGAGACCATTGAACGTGTAGTAAACGGAACATTCCAGATGCAGCGTGATTGGATTGAATCACATAACCTAGGGTGGAATTCAAAGAAGGCGCATGCATCTGCCCAGGAGATGTATGATCGTATCTTTAATATGAAGTTCTTGCCTCCAGGGCGCGGGTTATGGACAATGGGATCTTCTATTATTAAAGATCGTGGACTATATGCTGCTTTGAATAATTGTGCATTTGTATCCACTGAAACATTAAGGGAAGATAAGACAAAGCCTTTTTGCTTTCTAATGGATGCTTCAATGCTAGGAGTCGGAGTCGGCTTTGACACCAAAGGTGCTGGCACTATTAATATACTTAAGCCAGGCAGCGTGGACGATGAAAAGAATACATTTGTGATTCCAGATAGCAGAGAAGGATGGGTTGAATCTATAAAGACATTGCTAGAGTCTTATTTTAATGGAGGCATGTATGTTAACTTTGACTATTCTCAGATTCGTGGAGAAGGAGTACCGATCAAGGGGTTCGGTGGTGTATCTGGAGGTCCTCAGTCTCTTGTTGATTGTCATAAAGATATTAGAACTATTCTAAACAAGAACATTGGCAAGGCTATCACCATTACTTCAATCGTAGACATAATGAATCTACTAGGTAAGTGTGTGGTCTCTGCCGGAATTCGTCGTACCGCTGAGATTAGCTTCGGTGATTATGAGTCGCAGGAGTATCTTGATCTTAAGAACTACAAAGTTAACAAATACCGCGAGGAGTTTGGTTGGGCATCTAACAACAGCATCTTTGCTGAGCTTGGCATGGACTACACTGAGACAGCCAAGAGGATTCAAGTCAACGGTGAACCAGGAATAGCTTGGCTAGAGAACATGCGCGGTTATTCTAGAATGAACAATGGCAAAGACAACAAGGATCATAGAGTAATGGGAGGAAACCCGTGCTTGGAGCAGTCATTGGAGTCTTATGAGCTATGCTGCCTGGTTGAAACATTCCCAGATAACCACGAATCAGTAGACGACTATCTTATAACTCTCAAGTATGCCTATCTATATGCCAAGACAGTAACACTTGGTAATACTCACTGGCCTGATACTAATAGAGTCATGTTAAGAAACCGTCGCATTGGTTGCTCCATGAGTGGTATTGCACAGTTTGTAACAAATAAAGGACTGCACACTCTTAAAGAATGGTGTGAGAAGGGTTACGCAGCCATTGAATACTACGATACTATTTATTCTGACTGGCTAGCAATACCTAAGAGCATCAAGAAGACATCAATCAAGCCTAGCGGTACAGTATCGTTGCTTGCTGGTGCTACTCCTGGCATTCATTATCCAGAGGATAAGTTTTACATTCGTCGTGTTAGACTTAGTAAGAACAGTGAGCTAGTAAAGCCATTGAAAGAGGCTGGCTATCATATAGAGCCATGCTTCGGATCTGAGGACAGCACAGTAGTAGTAGAGATTCCTGTAAACGTTGATCCAAAGATCAGGACAGTTAAGGACGTTGGTATGTGGGAGCAATTGGCCTTGGCTGCCTTTATGCAGCGTCATTGGGCTGACAACCAGGTTTCATGCACAGTGACATTCAAGCCACATGAAGCTGATCAAATCGCAGCGGCACTTAATATATATCAATATCAACTTAAGGGTATTTCATTCCTACCAAAGCTGGAGACCAAAGCTTATCGTCAGATGCCATATGAGGGCATCACTGAGAAGGAATATGATAAGTTAGTAGGAGGACTAAGCACATTGCACTTGAAGAAGATCAAGCATGAGGAAGCGGAGGTCGAAAAATTTTGTAACAACGATGTCTGTGTACTTAAATAATTATGGACCCTAAAAATAACGAAATAACTGATAAGATAATTAATAAACTAAAAGAGCTCATAAACGATGGAGATATGCAAAGTTTGGATAGAGCGCTTAATAATGATATTGTAGTGCCGGCGTCGTGGATGGCGCATTGGGAGTTGTGTCCTATACTAGATAAGGACCAACCAGATTATTGTCATATTTCTACATTAGATTTTGTAAATATGATTGCATCCGCTGCGGGAGCTAATAAAAGATTAAAGCCTGTATATGGCTATCAAATAAATAATGATAAGCAAGGCTTGGTTGGATTTACAGCTGTGCCGCTAGGTTAATTCTCTTGCCAATCCCAAACAAAGCCTTACTATTTGCGTAGTAAGGCTTATGTATTTTATACTAATAGGTTTAATGTTCTTGCTGGTATTTAACAGCAAGTCTGATAGAAAGTTTAGAAACAAAGACTACGAGCAACAGGACGACAAATAATATGAATGACGATAAATTTATAAAAGAAATAAGAGTTAATCAATGTGCTATCGGTAAGTTACACCGCAGAATTGAATCTTCTTGTGTAGCAAGAGCGTTTGATGGCAAAGGTAAGGAACTAAAAGAGTTTAAACCTCATGATCATTATTTTAATGATAATAAATTAGAAGTTGATTACCCATCTGTTAAAACGCCATGGTTTAAACAATATCTTCCAACCTTCTATAATAAGTTTTATCTTCCTCTAAAGTTTAAAATTATAAACAAACTATATGCTTGGCAACACGGCTAAAGTAGTGTGTTAGCCATCCTGGTTATTGGGGTAACCCATTTACCGTAGGCAAAGACGGTGATAGAGTTGAAGTCATTAAGAAGTATAACGATTGGATAATGACACAACCTGACATGCTTAAGGACATTAAGCAGCTTAAAGGAAATACTCTAGGCTGCTGGTGTCATCCTCAAGCTTGTCATGGAAATATATTAACTGCTCTAGCTGATAGCTAAAAAAAAGAGCCTCATGACGAGTGCCTCTTTTGTGTTTGATGCTCTTACTTGATTGGGAAGATCAGACTCATCCGACTGTGGGTCACCTCCTTCTGATAACCTGCATCCCAGCTCTTCTGTTCCTCCGGTGTCAGAGGAGATTCGTCAACAACCCACCGTACGCCAAGCCCGTGCTGACGCTCATACCAGTCTTGGTCCAACCGCCCCTCCATGATTACTTCTCCGGGGCGGAGCTCTCGGCGAGGACAAGGAATTGTTTCCATATGCTTTAGCCTACCATCTTGTCGAGAGGATTACGCGCGTATGTTAGCTGCGGCGGATTTTCCGACATGGCTTCCTTCGACGTCATAACAAGGAAGCTCACGCCGTAGCCAGGGCCAGCCTTCTTCTCCGCCAGCCTCTTTGTTCTGTGCGTGGAGATTATCTTACCGCGGTACACTGGGAGATGTAGTGCACCGACCACTGCCCACTTCTTCTTCATATTTTTCATACATTCACTTTGGGTTAATGTTTCTACTCAAAATACTATACCAGCTTATAACTATTCAAAGGTATAGGGAGAGGGAGGGAGGGGGCTGATAGCTAAAAAAAAGAGCCTCATGACGAGTGCCTCTTTTTATCTTATCTGGTTAATTCAACCCTGGGTCGAACTCACCAAGCTCCGCACCATCCGACAGCAAGTCTTCCAAGCATTCATATGCGCACGCCACCCACTTCGTGCGCCACAAGTGTTGCACCTCACCGTCAGGCGGCGTGGTCCGATAATAATGCTTGATTCCAGCGCCACGATTGATGACGTAATATTTCATAGTGTTTTTTGTTGGTTATATCTCATTTCCTCTGGTGTAAACTCAGCCCGGCAGTCAATACAATGCCATTTATGAACCAGCACCCATTTGCCTGGCACTTTTTTCGGAGGCACAATCGTTCCAAACTTGCATTTGGGGCAGTCCGTCGCCTTGGTGGCTGCATCCCTGCTCTTGGCGTTGAACGTGTAGTGCTTATGAAAGCTCGCGCTGACCTGCATGAAAGCTACCTTACTTTTATAATTGTATATTGCCATAAGGTTAATTTAATAAAGTTGCAATCGTTTTATCTTTGTTAAGTTTAAGCTTGAAGCCCAGTCTCCTGGCCTCAATGAGCAGCTGGGTTATTGAGGCCTTTTTTATAGGGAGTTTAACCCCTTTTTCCGGCCCTTTTAGTACGGGTTTCATAGTGTTTTTTGTTTTGTGGTTAGGAACGTTTAATGAAAGATAAGCCTTTCATTAATATACTATACCCTTTTTTAGCTATTAGATTGCCTACCCGGGGTCTAATCTGTAATACTAGGTTATGCCTTTAATAACTCTGGCAATAACCCTCCTAATCATATACGGGTTAGGGGATGTCCTGTCTAAGGAGTATAATTTAAGACAGAGCTGGACTTGGATGCTGGGGGCCCTGGCTTGCTATACCTGCGGGACTATGCTCTGGATCTACTCTATTGGTAAAGGACTGTCTATAAGCAAAGGAGCCATGTTGTTTACAATGGTCTCTTTGATTACTTCAATGATTATAGGCTGTGGAATTTATAAGGAGCCTTTAACATTGCACCAGATTATAGGGGTAGCACTGGGTTTCTGTGCGGTAGTCCTGCTTAACTACTAAATACAGTCTTATCGCAGTTATACTTGACTGTTATACCCATTATCATTGCTGTATCTTGACCTAGCTTGTTTTCTTCGGTCACTTTACAGAATGAACGCATCTCTTGTGAATGCTTCTTGCTCAGCTTTATATCCTTACAACTGGCCATACTTTTGTTTAGGAACCTACCCATAATCTGAGTGAAGTATTGTTTGGTTAGTACCTCTTTGTCTGGTATGGCGAGTAACATATTACTTAGTTTTATATAGCACCTTGATGGACTTGTCAAACTCTTGTATTGAGTCCTGCAAAGATTTTGAAAGGTCTCCTATCTTGGACGTATTGTGATAGTGTTCAATTGTTATTTGACTATCATTATAAACACAACGAACATACTTAAAGTATTCATCGAAATAACGCATACGAAAGTATATAAGTCCTGCTCCTGGAATAGTTTGCTTGATTTTAGTCACAAAGAAATCAGAGCACATTGGAACTGTTTCTTGATATACTTCGGAGCCGCCACAGATAAAGTATTCCCGGGCATCGTCTACTGGACTAAGTTGACTTATTGAGGATACAACTTTTACTCCTTCTCTAGCTTTGTATTCATTATTCCTAGTAAGCACAACTACCTCTCTAAATGGCAGAGGACGAGCGATTGACTCATATGTCTTTCTTCCCATGACAATAACGTTATTAGCTGTCATTGCTTTAAACCATTTAAAATCCGTAACGTTATACCACGGTATCTTGTTATTCTGCCCTATCACATAATTCTGTGACAAGGCAACGAGTCCTATGAAAGATTTCATATAAAGTATATTATTAAAACAAATTAGCTAGGGGATCATAGTTTGTCGAGCTTCTTTCGTAACATATGTGCTCTACTTGTTCTCCGGGCTCAAGCTGTATTCTTTCGCTCATTTCTAATTGTTGCCGTTTATGTTGTATCTTATAAAAGTTTGATTTAATTGTTTCTTTTAAATCCTTAAATATTTTAGGTTTCGGCTTTTGAGCTGCCTTGATAAGACACTTATCTATGCAAAGTGTATACTTAATGTTAATGCTGCTCAAAATAGCCTGAGCACAAAAATAAGAGGGAAATGTTGGTTTATTAACTGAGGAGTTTGTATTGGTAAAGAAGTTGAAGAACGTCTGCCTGTGATATTCTGTTTGATGAGTATCTTCTATTTGTTGCTGACTAATAGGGTTGGAAAAGTATTGCACAATATCTGATTCTGTAAATGGCAATATGAGACTAGCTGGCTCTGGTGTAGTACTAGTATTATTTGTTGTAGTTTTACGAGGCATATAATTATCTTGGTATACCTATAACCCAAATCATCAGCATTATCAAAACAAAAAGCAGGGCTATTAACCCTGCTTCTGTACAACTAATCCATCTACGCACCGGCTTATTTGATTTCTTGCGTTATATGGGCAGGAATCCAATTGATCATAAATGGAAGCATATAGTTTTTCTTGGCAGCAACAGCGTCTTTGTCTGCTGGCTTGTTTGGGACTCCCTCTACTGGTATCTCAGCAATAACCTCATTACCTGGCATTACTACCTTATGATCCAAAGCCCAACGAATATTATGCTTAGTAGCAAACTCTTCCATTCGCCTAATTGGAACAATCAAGTTGAATGTTTCACCTGCACCACGAACAAGCATACCAATATACTTGCCATCTCTATGGAATACACCACCTCCGGAACTACCGGGAAAGGCGGTTACTGTTGTTTGGTCGTATAGCTTCTTATCATGTACGCGACCAACCTGTGAATAAATGCCGGAGGTCATTGAGTTAGCACCGCCGAGCCCTAGCAATGATCCGACGTGATATAACTCAGTACCAATCTCAGGCATCTTCTTATCAATGTTAAATACTACAGTAGTAGATACGAAGTTCTTTCTACGAATACGAAGAACCGCCAGATCTTCCCCGTTGTCCGCGTCAGAATACTTAATAACCTCTGCATCAAGTATTACACGTCCAATGGTTCGTCCTTCTTCCACGATGTTATTGATAATCTGCACATCTGGAAACTCTACCAATGTCTTGCTACGACCAGATGAATCAACTACGTCTCTAGTTGTTCTGGCATGCGCAATAACGTGTCCTGCTGTCCATACAAAGTTTACATTGTTGCTATTTGCGTCTTTTCTAGTAAACAATACTCCTGAACCCTGTGCAGTACCCATTGGTGTTGAGACAGCAATTGTAACTGAAATCTCTTGTAGGTGCTGAGCAACTGTTTTAACGGCTTCTACAGCATTAATAGTTATAGCCGTTGCAAGGATTGCGAGGATTCCAAGTATCTTTTTCATTTGTATGTTTAGTTAACTACCTTTTGTAATTATAACTTATAGCTAAATTAATACAATCATCTTTTAAATGAGTTTAAGCTTTAAACCTTAAAGTCAATAAGTTATATTTGAAGTGTATATGCCGGCAGTATCAAAAGCGCAAGCACGTCTGTTTAAACTTGTTCACCTGCACCAACAGGGCAAGCTATCGCGCCCTAATAAGAGAATCAAGTCATTGGCCAAATCAATGTCGCCAGAAGACGTGTTACACTATGCCAAGACTAAGCTCAAAGGTCTTCCTGAACATATAAGTGATAATCTTAAAGTAGCTTTGTATAAAGGGTTTATGAAGAGAGCGGTTAGTTTAGCTGGTGTTCCAATCTCATATCCAGGTCCTAGACGTGTTGATGATCCATCTCTAAGCGACTTTTATAAAGTCCTAGCAATGTCAAAAGGAGAAAAAATGCCAAGCTCCTTGCTTGGGTATACACAGCTTGGCCAACCATCTTATATTGTTAATGCACCAATCAATCCTAATTTTTTAGGAGATAAAGACTTTTATCTTAGACACGGCTGGCCAGAAATTAAGATTAACTCTAATTTGTTACCATCAACTGCTAATGATGCAGCACAAATGCTAGGCATACCAAAGGATAACGGCGTTACTAAGTTTATACCTGATATAAATAAATATCTACGTAGAAGTATAATGGCACATGAATTATGGCATGCTAAAAATCCCACTATTCCTTCTATGCGCTATGGTCCAATTGTCACACCTGAATTACAATTAGGCCCAAGTGAAACTTTTGCTAATTTATATGGTGGGTATAAAGGACCAAGATACCACGGTCCTGGTGAAAGTCTTTTAAGGACAGGCTCAGCTGCATATTTTGCAGGTGGTCATTTATTAAGTAGAGCAGTAACTACACCAATTCCAGATAGTCTGGTCTATAAATTTCCTGAATTCTTAAAAGAATTAAACTACTATCGTGGCCCTCATTCTGCAGCAAATCATATTGATGAAGCTATTGTTTATCCAAA